ATTACTAATGGTGGTTTTAATACCGATAGCGATTGGAATTTTACAAATGCAGGCGGTAGTAACGGATGGCGTATCGCTGATGGTAGAGCAATATGCGATACAGTTAATCCATCAAGTGGAAGAAACTTAAATTCCTCTATTTCATTAGTTAGTGGTAAATCATATAAAGTTACTTTAGATATTTTACAATCAGCAGATGAACTTGAAATTCTTATTGGTGGTACACTTATAGAAAACGCATTTCCTATTGGAACTACTATAGGAGCATCCTATATAATAGATTCCTCTCAACATAGTGGAGGTATATTTAGCTTTTATGGAGGTAGTTCCGACTTACAAGAAATAGACAATGTATCAGTTAGAGAAGTAATTGTAGATGGGGACTTCACCTTTTCAAGAGGTTCAAACCTAGCGGCTACAAGGGTAGATAGCAACGGACTGATAGAGAAAGGAAGGGAGAACTTGCTTGAAAATTCTGTATGGGATGGCGTTACAACTGATACAAAACCAACAGGTTGGACTTTTCAATTGGTTTCGGGAACAGGAACTTTTGATGTAACCGCTACTGAAGGGCAGATAAGATTTCAAACTTTAGACGCAAGTAGTAGAGCGTTTATTTATTCTCCTACCATAACCACCAATGGAATAGTGGTAGCTTCAGTTTATGTGGATGAGGTAACTACCGCAATGCCTTTAAGTGATTTACTTTCAAGGTCAGCAAACGCAACTGATTTGTTTGCCTATGAGGATGGTGTTGAAATAAATTATTCAGATAATGTTCAAGCGGGAAAGCGTTATAGCGTTGTTTTTAATAAAACGGCAAGTACAAATTTTAGGTTTGGAGTAGGTGTATCAAGTGCTACTTTAGGAGACATAGTTTTATCAAGACCACAAATTGAAGTAGGTTTAGTAGCTACTGAATACATTGAATCGGGAGCGACAAAAGGCAAGGCGGGACTATTAGAACAAGAGCCAAGATTTGATTATAGCGGTGGGGCAAGTTGTCCGAGTCTTTTATTGGAGCCGAGTAGGACTAATTTAATAGGGTATTCGGAATATCTATCGGGGTTATCTTTATTTAATTCACCGACAATAACGCAAAATTATGCAGTGAGTCCCGAAGGTGTTCAAAATGCCGTAAGGATTCAAGATACTGATGGAACCAATTTCAAAACGATACAAACGCAGTTTAGTATTTCCGCAGGTTCAACTTACACAATAAGTGTATATGTAAAAAAAGCCACAAGCCCGATAACTACTTACGGAGCTTTTTATTTTGATTTTGATGGCGGTACTCGTAAAATTTCAGATTTAATTTTTGACGAATACAACGGAACATTAGTAAACGCATTGGGCAATAATATAACTTCAGTAATTCATCCCGTCATTGATGAGGGGGACTATTGGCGTTTTTCAGCAACCGCAACTGATACGGGTAGCAATACATTGCTTCGTGCAACATTAAGAGCAGGAGCATCAGCTAACGGAACGAGTTTGAGTTTAGTCACAAAAGACTATACCGCTTACGGATTCCAATGCGAACAAGGCTCTTACCCAACAAGCTACATACCTAACCATAGTGGCGGTAGCGAGACGAGGGATGCGGAAGAAAATACTACTGCAAATATATCTTCTGTAATTGGACAACAAGAAGGAACATTCTTTTTAGACTTTGAGTATACGGGGCTTGAATTTGGAGCAGCATATAATTGGATTGCTTTAGAAAGCGAAAATGGTAACGAAAGAATATTGATATATAAAAATCAAAATTCTCCCGACCTATTAGTGTACCTTTCAGCAAATAGCTCTATGGTGTTTGTAAAGAGTATTACGGCAATATCGGCTAATACTCGTTACAAAATAGCTTTTAGATATAGTACGGGTGACCAAGCTATATATTTAAATGGAATCCAAAAACACACAAGCACCCATAGTTACACAAGAGGTAGTGATTTATCTCGTTTGAAATTTAATGAGTCTAATAATCCTGCAAGTTGTAGAGTGCATCAAGCTATCGTTTTTGATAGTGGATTAACGGATTCAGAATTAGAAACCCTAACCTCATAAGATATGAAGCTAACAAGAAAATACGAGTTCGTAGATGAGGCAGCAGCAGATGCTGCAATAGACCTTTTAAGAGATGAGGAAGGAAACCTCACGCAATCGGTGGTAAAGTTAGGCTATCTAACCATTACACCACCTCAATATGATGAGGAAGGCAACACCATAAAAGAAGCCGTAGTATCTACAAAATACGCAGTAGATGTTTCTTGGTCTACCGAGCCTTTACAATCTTGGGAGCCGTTTATCGTTTGGCCTACTCCTATGGGTATTCATAACTACGGAAGCAGTAGCCAAAGAGATGAGTACGCTAAGACTTATTGTGAGCTGCATCCCGATAGTGAGTATTGTAATCCACCCGAAATAACTGAAGAATAATAATTAATGAAACATCTTAAAAAGGGGGTAGTAAACACATTGTCTTTTGTAAAGTTAGCATCCTTTACAGGGGAATTTACCGTGAAGTTAGCAAAGGTAGTAGGTGATTACGAGCTTACCTTTGAGGGTTTACAAGACAATAATAATTACGATTCTTGTAAAGATTTCATTAGTTTAAACATAGATTTGTTATCTGAAGAATATCCTTTGGAAGATGGAGGTGAATACACACTAACGCTTATAAATGGAAGAGACGAATACACATACCTAGTTCATATAGAAGACTATATATCTACTCAAACAGGGTCAGGTATATATGGTGATAGCGTTAGGTTTGTAGACTTGTAAATTACAGTATATGGGATTGATAAATAATATAACAGAGTTCTTCGCACCGAAGACTTATGTACAAGGCACAGCGAATGTAGTTTCTTCCAACGCATTGGAGAACACTATCCGTGACCTTAATATGCGCTACAAGCTAGGTCAAACGACTGAGGGTAGCTATATCAAGTTTGGTGTGAACGATGATTTTCCTGTGATACTAGACAAGATGCTGCGACAGTCTCCGGTACATAGCGGTATTCTTACTAAGAAAGCGAAAATGATTGTTGGCAACGAGGTAAGCTACCAAGACGATTTCTTACCTACTAATAAATCTAAGGCAGAATTAAAAGCGTTTATGAACCATTGTGGTGGCTCTAATGTGAGTATGTATGATGTGCTATCACACGCTGCCTTCCACTACGAGCATAAGGGTGCTTGTGCTTTATATGTACGTTGGAACAAGGAGAGAACTAAGATTGTAGAACTAAAGTCTATTGATCCTAAAGGTGTTCGTGCAGGAGAACCTAACGAGCAGGGTAAAGTAACACATTACATTGTGCGTAGATACTTCGGTTACAACGCTGCAAGTGTACAACACAATGAGCCTAAAAAGATAAAGAGCTTTGATAAGTTTGATAAGAAAGCTACAGAAGCTCTTCTATATATTGCTAATCCGTACTCAGGGAATCCTTACTACGGAGTCCCCAACTACATTTCTGCTTATCATTATATTGCAGGTGATTTTGCATTTGGTCAACACATTAAGAACTCTGCTGAGAACGGCTTTACGCCAAAGGTACTAGCTACTTTTATTGGTAGAAATATGTCTGCGGAGCAGAAGCGTGACGAGTACGATAAGTTTAAGGAATCTTTCACAGGGCCACAAGCGGATAACTTCATTGTATCTTGGGTAAAGAAAGAAGAAGATGCTCCTAAGTTTACTCCTATGGATGTATCTAACCTAGATAAGACCATAGATGTATTGTCTAGGCTGAACGATGCTAAGATACTTACTGCTCACAATATTACTAGTCCTACATTATTTGGTGTTATGGTAGCAGGTAAGCTAGGTGGTACAGGTAACGAGTTGGTTACTGCATACCAAATCTTTAGAGCAACGGAAACACTACCTAATAGAAAGACTATCCTTGATGGCTTAAACACCATACTCAGTACGGTTGGTTACGATAAGATGAACGTAGGTATTGTAGAAGAAGAGATCAGCCTAGAATCATTGAAAGGTGCAAACACAGAAGATATAAGCAATGGTTGATATTATATTCATAGACGATAACTACCTCTACAAAAACTTCCCTCTTCCTAAAAGACTAGATAGAGGCTCATTACTAGCCTTGATACAATTAGAGCAGTACACATCTATACAGGACTTGTTAGGCTCTTGTCTATACGAAGACCTTGAAACTAAGGTATTAGGGGAAACATTAGATACTGATGAGCAGGAGTTGTTTAAGTTGGTTAAATACTGCTTGGCTATGTATTCTGCAAAGGCTGCTATCTCAGTATTACGTAGTGAGACTGCTCGTACTAAGAATGAAGAGAGTAGATCAGACCAAAGGTCTCTAGATGCTATATCATCAACCGTAGAGTCTAAGATTACCTATATAAATAAAAGAATTGTAAACTATATTTTAGGAAAGACAGCTATAAAAGCTATTGCAACTGCTGAAGGTTGTGATAACGATTTGTTTGAGGCTGAAGATGTGTATCAAGATGCATCAGTATTTTACCCTAAATCAAGCACCTCGGATAGCGAGTGCTAATAATATAACCTATGGACACTACAGACCTCAAAGTTCTAACATTCAACGCAGCGACAATGGCATTATCTTTTTCTGAATTAGAAGAGGTCTTGAAGATATTACTTCTAGTAGCATCAATAGGATATACGATGCAGAAGTGGTGGATTATAAACAAAAAAAGAAAGGAAGGCTAATGCCTTCCCTTATTCTTACAATTCGTACCTAAGCAGGTACATTCTATTGGTGCAATATCGCACCACTTTATTTCATCTTGATTCTTTTTCATTATATTTGAACGTTCATTGTCACTGAACAATCATTTTAATTGAACAAGAGTATGCAGAGAGACACAGATTTCATATACGAAGCCTGTATCCATTACTTTATTTTAGTTCTTTTATCAACTGAACGAACAGCAAAATACCCGCCAATAACAGTAACAGAAACCATCTCCCATAACCCTATCCATCTCTCGTTAATACTACTTATACCAAACCCTTCAAAGAAGGTCATAAGTACTAAGAAAATCATAACGGTAGCTAGTGTCAATGGTCGCACGTTTTTAGACAACCAAGAGTCGGTAAGGGAATCTGCTTCCCAGCGTTTGGTAATCTCCGCTTCTATACTTTGACGTATAGCCTCTTTCTCTTCAGGAGTAGATACAAACCTATCTACCACATTGGCAACTGCTTCCACAGTCTCCTTCGCACTTCCTGATAGTATTCTCTTTAGAGGGTTCATAGGCATTATCCACTACAGCTTTCACATTCCGGATTATCGATGGAACATTGAGCGTTATCGTTTTTTTCATCATTGGTCATCTCGTCTACGAAGTCAGCGAAGCTATCGCTTACATCAAAATCATTTTTCATAAGGTTTATTTATTAATTAAAAAAGAATATTCTTCTTGTACGTTGAAACTAGGACAAGCCTTACCTTTGTTAAATTCATTGTGTCCGTGTAGTGTAGCTATAGGGTACATCTCTAATAGTGCAGCAAGTAGGTTTGTTAATACAAAATCTTGCTCAGGAGTTCTTGTGTCTTTAGGTTTCATATTCTTATCACATCCTCCTGCATATACAACACCTATACTTCCTACATTATGCCCTTTAGTATGTGCGCCTACCATTTGTACACTACGACCTTCCTCTATCGTTCCGTCTAGCTTAACAATGTAGTGATAGCCGTTTGTTCTCCATCCCTTGTTTTTGTGCCAACGAGTGATGTCTTCAGCATCTACATCTCTACCTTCAGGAGTAGCTGTGCAATGTAAGATAATTTTTGTTATTTGCCTAACAGACTTGATAAGTTTCATTACTTCACTCGTTTAATTTCAGAAGTCCAGGAAGTGTAACATACTGCAATGCGTTGAGTATTATCCGGGTATTCATCTATCATTGTGGGATCACTCATACATCTTTCGGTAAATTCAGGTCTTGTCTCCTTTAGATTGGGAACTGGTATCGGCATTATTGTTAGTATTAGAATTAGAAAAAATAGGCTCGTCCCAATAAAGGAAGAGCCAATCGCTATTAGAATTTACATTTTTTTCTTTATTCATTCACTAATTTCCTGTAAGATAGTTCCGCAATAAAAGCCGTATAAATGGCGTATAAGGGACTAACTCCTAAGTAAGCATACAAGAGTAGGCTACACCAAAAAGAAAGGCATAGAACGCACGTAAATGGCTTAAACGTCAATATATTTTCCATTAACCAACCGTAAGGTTCAAAGATAAATAGAAATGCAAACATTAATCCTACTGAGGATACTAATATCCAGTCGTTATAAATCTCAATCATAAGTATATAGTTGTTCTTGTTACCGTATCAAGTACGTGATAATGTTCTGCCCAATCGTCATTTTCTTTACACTCTTCTACATATTCTTTAGCCTCTTCTAAAGTGTCGTAGTGGCCTTCAACATCGTTCATTCCACCGCTTGGGTAGAAGTTTCCAAATCTAAATAAAATGTATCTTTTCATAATCGTTCACTTATATTATCATCTTTAATATACTTCACTAAACGTGTTAGCCTTTCACCATTTTCTATACACACTACCTTGCCTTTTATACGATGTCCGTATTTATCTTTCCATTTCAATCCTACAATTTTATTAGTCATTGTAGAATAAATCATCGTTATAATTAGGTTAGCCGCTGAACCTCCTTCTTTATAGTAGTGCAGGAATTTTTCACACACTCGCATTACAGCCTCATCAATTAAGGCTTGTTTAAGCTCCTTATCCCCATTGGTGATAAATGCAGAACCGGATATCTCTATTGCTCTTTGGTAGATAAACGCACCTAGTGGTTCAGTAATCCTGCCTTGATTTAAAGACAACACAGCTTCCTCTTCTATATGCTCTTTATTATACCGAGTATTTCTCTTCAACCTTATCGAGTATTGACACTATTATATGTATGTAGTCACCCAATTCTGAAGGCGTGATGTTGAGTTCAAATCCCAATCGTACCAAAGTGACGGGTATATTGTGCCGTACCAACTTATCGACTGCCTCGTGTATATCGAGGATGAAATTCGCTTCATCGTCAGTAATTTGTTCGTATTGGTCATTAAAGTTCATTTCAGTAGCTTGATCTTAGGTTGTCCGCTTTATCAGGGTCTATTTCAGCAATACGCTCTATAAGTTCTTTTTCTTTCCTGTAGGCTTCTTGTATCTCTTCTACCGTAGAATCGATACCTATATTAGTAAATAGAATAGACATCTCCTCAAGAAGTACATCTACTTGATGTCTAATTAATTTACAAGTGTGGTAATTCTTATTGCTCTGTATCATTTATTCCGTAGCATTTAACTTTAACCAAGAACGAATCTTTCGGAAGTTCTTTGTCAATTTTAATATCAAGCCTTTTGTAGTACTTGTTACCATCGTCTTTAACCATACCCTTAGCAACGAGAGTATCAGAAAGAAATTTTGAAACGAGAATAACATTATCAACATCGTGCCTAGAATTGTACCTAATACTAATCTCGTAAGAACTAAAAGAAAAGTGATCATACCTCTCCAACTCTTCTTTACAACATTTGCTATATTCATCTTTATGTTTTTTTCTTATTGCCCAATGCTTCCCTGCGTAGTATGCATTTAGGGAAGGTGGTTTAGGCAGGTTTAATTCTATTTCAATCGTATCGTTTAGCATCTTTTATATGTAAGTATCCCACCTCCTTATCGATAAATTGACGATTAGAAAAGTGGGATGTTTTAGGCATACCTCTTGTCTCCCAGGTGATAGGCTCTCCGTAATGTAGGTTGAACCCGAACACACCTTCCGGTGTTTGACAAATGTATACAGGTTGGGTGTTATGCACTTCTGCTCTTAGTAGTAGGGCCTCATACTTAGGCTTTTCTATTACTAGTTCATCGTAGTGCTTATTACGACACTTCAGTTCTATGTCGTAGTCAAACCATTCGCTGTAGCAGTCGTATTGAGAATTGCTAAATTCAGACCATTCTAAGTCCGGATAGTAATTATCTTTTAGGTAGTTAAATAGATCACTCTCGTTCTTCTTCCAACTCATTCTTGCGGTTTATATGCTCTACCTCTCGCTGGAGATGAACGATTGCTTTTTCCAAATCATCTAACATAGGGTTGTTAGGCTTATTTCCAGCACGAAGAAGGTAGGCTATTGCTACTCCTACGTTGTAATTGTCTTCTTGAAAGTCTAATACAACATCCATAGCTTCAATTCCCTTATATTTTCCTATGTAGTATTTAGGTGTCATATTTTATAATAGTTTTTAAATTTAGGGTTTTCACATCTATTTTTTATTGTCTGATAGAATGGGGTGAAGTCACTTTTTTTTAAATGCATATATACATTCCATTCACCTTTAGAGAAGATGCCTACAGGGTTAAGGGCTGAGTCCCCATAGGCAGCGTTCTTCTCCAAAAGCAGGTCTGTTACCTCCTGCGATGTTTTTATGATTAAGTCTCTAGTATTTTGCATATGTCTCTAATATAGTGAATTACTGCGACAGTTCCACTTCAAATTTATAAACTTTTTGCACACCCTTTGTTTCTATAACCATCCTTCCGTTGGAGGGGTTTAGGAAGATATAGTTCTCGGAATTTCCGGTATAGTCCGTTATGTCTACTTTAAATTCTTTTCCGTTAATAGACATCTTATTCCAGTCTACTACTTCCACCTCCTTTGCGGAGGGGATATTAAACTTCAGGTAGGCACGAATCATCTCGCACCAACTCTTTCTATAGGCTTCTGACCAACTCTTCATATCTTAAAATTCTAATTCTTCTTGTTTCGGTTTAGGTAATTCTAACGGTTCAGGTTCGTAGTTAGGGTCTTTATAAGCATAGACCTTATTGTCTAATTCATCCAACTCGTAGTACCTATTCTTTATCTTATCATAATACATAGTCACTACCCCTAGCTTACCTACAATCTTAGGTTTAGCTTTCACTATAGTAATCTCTACTTGATTAGGTTCGTAAGGTACGCCATTTGCATCCTCCAATCCAAACGGACAACGCCATATATTTATAACCATCATACCCTTTCTAGACCATTGCATACCTCCAGCTATATCATTCATAGTAGGCTTATCTATATAAGCTATACCGTTCTTATATTTAGGTTGTTGGTGTTTAGTGTGTACGGTAAGTAGTGTGTGGTAGTTGTTATCCGCACTATGTTTTCTTATGCGAGTAAGCACTTGGCCTATAGCGATATCATCTCGTACACCTTGAGACACATCGGTCTTTATTTCAGTAAACGGATCAATTAAACAACCTTGTATTTTTATCTCAAAATCCTCCTCGATGTTCGTTACACAGCTATAGAAACCTTCTACGGTTAGGTCTTGAAGACCACTATCTATGATATAGAAATGTTTGTCTATAAATTCTACAGCTTTGTCGGATTGTTCTTGAGTAGCCATTAACTTATCGTTCACTAAGAATGGCTTACGAAGATATACCCAAAGCAGTTCAGCGAATACTTCTGTGGGAGAACCAGTCTCCGGAGAGTATACTGCCCACTTCCATCCACTATACTCGGAGAGGTTCATCATCACCTCAAAGGCGAATTGGGATTTACCCTGATGCGCTCCTGCGTAGATATAAGTAGTACTTCCTAGCTTCATTGAGTACTTATCGAATAATGAACCAAATCCGGTCCAAGCACCTTTGCTTACTCCGTTCTCACGAAGTTCTGTTAGAGAATCTTTTAACTCCTCAGCCCTATAGATAAAATTTCTCGTTGTCATATTTTAGTATTTAAATTGTTCTGCCCATATCGGAGTTTTATCTCCAATGTAAGCGTTAAAGGTATTGTATTCTAAGTATTCGATAGCCTCTTCTTCGCCCATTTCTTTGCTTAGGATATCTATACATATGTTCCGGGAATAAACTACTTTCCAAAGATTAGGCTCGAAGCCTATGATAGCCTCATCAAAACCATCTGCAAATACAATATCATCTGTATCTGAATATAAATCAATTATCGTTTGCTTCATCTTCTTTATAATAAAATGATCTACTAATTTCTTCTCTTTTATACACTTCTGCAATCTTTACATCGCTGATGCTATTTGCAGTTAATCCTTGGTGTACCATAAGTTGCATCATAAAGCCTACATCACTATTCATCTGTTCTATAGATTCAGCTCTAGAAACGAACTCAATGTCTTTGTAGTTATTGATATAACCGTTACCACGTTTCTTCTTCCAGGACAATCGTCCGTAGTAATGGTATATCATTTGCCCTTGTTGTTCTTCACTCATATTTCCAATTTTAATTTATCTTGAGTCAAAGCGTATAAATCACCTCTTCCTAAATTTATTATATTCTCTTTTCTTTTTAATTCCCAATCATATGCAAATCCTCTAAATTCATAATTTGGGAAAGTGCCAACCATAAGAGCATACAAGTCTATTTCATTATTCTTCCATAAAGCACATATAAGTTTACCTGTATTATAAGATGTTGTTTTTACATCTACTTGATAGCCATTATAAATACAATCTCCTATATCTGTATCTTGATTAGTAACTTTTACTTCTAAGTCAGGATATAGGTTGTGAATCTTGCAAAAGGCAATTTCTCCTGCTATACCTTCTAGGTCTACGAACTCATTTGATTGATCACCTTTCTTCGCATCAACTATTCCTTTTTCTCTATTTATATCGTATCTGCACTTTGCGATATATTTAGCAAGTTTTTGTTCTGAATCGTTTAATTTAACTTTCATCACATCTTCATTAAAACGCCTCTTTCATTAGAACCTCAATATACGAAGATACCTTTGATACTTCCGAATCAACAGTGCTGAGTTTGTTATCTGCTGTTGTAACTCAGGTGTCCAACCAAATCTACTGGCTTGGATAGAAAGGTTTACATTGTCTATCATCAGCATATCAAGATACTTTTGAACCTCTCTAATATGTCTGTATTTTCTAATCATTACTTTCATCTATAAAATCCCCCACCATTGTCTCTAAAACTGTTTCTCTCAACTTACGACCAGTGATATCGTGTACTGCAAATTGCATAGCTTGTATCAAATCTTCTTCAGTATAGCAATTGTGGTGGTCTGACTTGTATTCATAATACTTTTTTTGAGTCTCATTATATCGGTTTAAAAACTCCTCTAATAACGGCTTTACACGTTCATCTGGGATGTTCTCCCGAAGAATGTTTAACAAGTCGTAGTTAGGCACATCCTCAACCTTTTTGTTTCTTATCACAAAGTCAGCTGTAAATGGTCTTGGCTCTCTAAAGACTTCTAAGGCGCTTATGCAACCATTAGAATCTGTTTCTACCCAATCTTCCGTAGACTCTATAAGATGCTCTCTAAAGGTATCTCCGTCTGTTATAGATAGCCTTACATTACCCAGTGTTGCGTAGTTCTTGTTAAAACCTTTATGGTTCATCACTGTTACTAATGTTCTTTTTGTTTCCATTACTTATTGGTGTTAAATGATTCAAACTCTTCTTTACTTACAGCTTCACGTCCGATAATGTAACCCCCTTCTGAATTCTTGTAGGTCAAAATGTTGCCAAATTCATCAACGGTACACTCGTAACAAAAGCCTTCTGAATTCTTGTAACTCAACTCGTTTCCCTTCTCATCGTAGGTAAGTTCAAACCATTCTCCATTATCTTTCTCTACTCTCTTGAAAGAAACTACATCCGATTTCTTGTGATAACGTGTTATTGTTTTCATCTCTCTTTGGTGTTAAATCTTTTCATCCATTGCCCATAGGCACTATCGGGATGTATATCCTCTGCTGTTTTTTCTGTTGGAAAATGCTTTAGGATATTGGTGTTAAAGGTTTCATCCCAACATTTCCGAATACTACGCTCAAGGTTTACTCTGCACTCTCGCTCATAATCTGTAGCAAAATCTTGCATCACCTCTTTCTCTCTCTCAAGCATTGATTCAATCTTCCGCTCAATCATTTGTGGTGTTTCTAAATCCATTGGTAGGGTTGCTCTAACCCATTCCAATAGTTCTTGCATTGGTGTTTTCATAAGCA